CTGGAGCGCGGCCAGATCGCCGCCGCAGCCGTGGACGGCAGCCTGGTGGGTAGCATGACAGCCGTCCCTGACGAGAAGAACGACACGGTGAAACTGACCATCCTGGGCCGTAACGGGCAGGCAATCACCTCCACCGACATTCCCGGCGGTACGGGTAGCGGCGGCAACACGTACAACGTGACGGAGGAGGTTCCCCTGGAAAACGGCTACTATACCCTGGAGACGGCCATCGCCGCCGTAAACGTGAAATACCGGTACAAGGGCCGTTGCATCACCTACGAGGTTGCGCAGGGCAGATGGGAGACGAAACAGTTCACCGGCACGAGCGTGGAGAGCTGGGAACAGGCCGCGAGTTGGGAGGATTTCGGCGGGGCCGGCACGATGAAGAGCCTGACGGTGAACGGCGAGAAGCAAATCCCCGATGCGGAGGGCAACGTGAGCCTGACCATCGATAAGCTGGAGGTTGACGAGAGCCTGAACGCCGAAAGCACGAACCCGGTCGAGAACCGTGCCGTGGCGGCGAAGCTGGGCGAGGTGGAAGCGAATACCATCTTCGACAGCTCCGCCGAACTGAGCGACGACGAGACCACCGTCCACGTGAGCCTAAAGAACAAAAGCGGTGTCGAGGTGACCGGTTTCGACATCCCTGCCGGAGGCGGCGGTGGCGGCGGTGATCGCGGGAAACACCGACCCGTCCGTGCCTATCAACGGCGCGGAGCTGACGCTTTTCGGCGCGGCGGGCAAGAGACTGAGTGACAATGAGATCGACCAGCTGGTGCGCGGCGGCGTGACGCCGATCGAGACGGTGGGCGGCGTTTCCTCGCCGGTGCGAGGTATCACGACGAAGACTTCGAGCGGCGGGGCGGCGGACACGACGTGGCGCGAGCTGACGACCATTTTGATCGTGGATGAGGTCATCCCGACGATCCGCAGCGCGCTGCGTACGCGCTTTGCCAGAAGCAAGAACACCGCGCAGAGCCGTGGGGCCATCCGCTCGCAGGTGGTGCTGGAGCTCGAGGAGATGAAGAGCCGCGAGATCGTGGACAGCTACGGCGAGGTGCTGGTGAGCGCGCTCAAGAGCGACCCGACGGTGTGCCTGGTGGAATTCAGCTTTACGGTGGCGCACGGGCTGAACCGCATCTATCTGACGGCGCACATCACGGTGTAAGGAGGAAAAATATGGCGAATACGGTATTGCCGCTGAGCAGCGACATCTATCTCGAAGTCGACGGCAAAAAGGTGGCGGTGGTGCAGAGCTACACGACGAGAGCGACGCGCACGAGCCGCGAGATTGAGGCCTTTGGCGAAAACGAGCCGGTGGCGACGATCGCGGGCGCGAACAAGTACACGCTGGAGTTGAGCCGCCTGTACGCGACGGATGAGGCCATCAGCGACGGCATCAACTTCTATGATCTGAACGACTTTTCGCTTGTGATCTGCAAGCCGGACAAGCGCATCATCTACTCGCAGTGCCGCTGGAGCAGCATTGAGGAGGCGGGCAAGCTCGGCGACCCGGCGGCGGAGAAGGTGACGATCATCGCGCGTAAGCGCATGGAGATCGCAAGCTGATGGACGAGCTTCTGCTGAACTTTTTGGGGCGCGAGCGGGAGAAGACGGTGCGCATCGGGGAGAGAACGTGCGCGATGCGGCTGCTTTCGGCCCGTGAGACGCTCTCGCTGCGGCGCGAGATCGCGCAGCTTGACTGCGCCGACGAAGAAGAGCGTGCGTTGCGCGCGAACGCGGCGCTGCTCAAAAGAAGCCTGACGGAGGGCGAAGAGGCGGCCTTTGCAAGCGCGGAGGACGTTGAAAATGCACTGAGCGTCGGCGAGATCAACGAGCTGGTGCGGTGCTACGCGCTGCTTGACGGGGCGGAGAACCCGTCGAGCGAGGACGGGCGCGAGAAGGTGGAAGCGCTAAAAAAAGCATGGAGCACGCGCCCTACGAACGGCTGAAATGGCGCGTGCTCCGATATGCCGGCGCGCTGCCGAGCGAAAAGCGCGCGCAGGAGATGACGGACGCGGACTACCTCTATTGCCTTGTGCACGAGATGCTCGACCGCGAGGAGGCGATGGAGCGGCTGTGCCCCGAGTGCCGGACGCGCGCGGAGGAGGCACGGTGCAGCATTTGCGGCGCAAAGCTCGGCGAAACCGCAGGCGGCGGCAACGCGAGCTTTGATATGGCGCGCTTTATCCGCATGAAGGAGGGGCGAAAACCTTGAATTACATCGAATGGGCGCTGCAAAGAGGCGCAGAGCTGTGGCGCGCGCGGGAAGAGACACTGAAAAAGCGCCTCTCCCTTGTGCCGGAGGGGACGGCGCAGAAAAAGGCGGCGGAGGCGCAGCTTTCGGAAGAGGAAGCCGCGGCGCAGGATGCGGAGATGAGCGGCGGCGCGGAAACTGCGGCAGAAGCAGCGGATGATCCGGTGGAGACGGCGGCGGTGCGGCTTGGGCAAAAGCTCGGGCTGGGTGCGACGCAAGAAGATGATGGCTCGGAGAGGGAGACGGCGTTTTCTGCCGATTTGGCGGGCACTGCGGCGGCGAACGCTGCGCTTCTGCGCGCGAGGAAGGCCGAGAGCGCGGACAATGCGTCCGACTGGATAAGAAAGCTCCTGAGCGCGGACGGCCGCGACGGGGCGAGCGCGGCGGCAGCGCGAGGGAAAAATGACTTTTCACTCGCGCAGGAGCAGGAGGTGCGTGAGACGGAGTCGTTTTCGCTGAGCTTAGAGCGCGACGCGCGCCGATACGACGGCGGATTTTTATTTTACTGAGAAAGGGGCGGGAGGATGAACCTTGCACCGATGCGATACAAGGATTATGTCTGGCCGCACAACCCGGAGACCTACACCATCTCGTTCAAGCGGCAGGTGGCAGTGGCGAAGGTGCCGTTCGGGCGCTACGGGATGCAGGATCTCGGAATGAGCTACCGCGTGATGGAGGGCGAAGGCGTTTTTGCGGGGAAGGGCGCCTACGACGAGTTCAAAAAGCTGGCATCGGTCTTCTACCAGGGCGGGCCGGGGCTGCTGATCCATCCGGTGTGGCAGGCGTCGCAGGCGTACTTTGTGTTGCTGGAACTGGCGCAGCAGCCGCTTGAAAACTACGTGCGCTATCGCTTTGCCTTCTGGGAGACGAGCCCACTCGATACGTCGCTCATCCGCGTGAGCGGCGGAAGCGGCAGCGCGGGCACGGGAACGAAAACGGCGAGCTCGTACTACACGGTCAAGCGCGGCGACACGCTGTGGGGCATCGCGAACACGTATGGCGTGACGCTGACGGCGCTTTTGAACGTGAATCCGCAGATCAAAAATCCCAACAGGATCGCCGTGGGAGAGCGGGTGACGCTGCCGTGATGAAGGGGTATCTGACGACGTGCGACGGTGCGCAGTTTGAGCTGCCGACGCTGCTGAAGTGGGAATTTTCCTACACGGGAAGCGTGCCGTGCGACAGCTTTACGCTGCGGTGCGCATACGAGCCTGCGATGGCGGAGACGCTGCGGCGGGCGGTGCGCTTCACGGCGAGAGAGGACGGCACGGTCGAATTTGCGGGCGTTGTGGACGAGTGCGGCGTGACATGCGATGAAAAGGGCTTGCAGCTTGAGGTGAGCGGACGCGGCATGGCGGCGCTGCTGCTCGACAACGAGGCAGAGAGCGTGAGCTATCAGTGGGCGACGATGGAGGAGATCCTCAAAAACCATGTGACGCCGTACGGCATTGTGTGCACGGGCTATGACGCGGTGACGGCTGCGGCACGGTACCGCGTGGCGAACGGGTCGAGCCAGTGGAAGGCGCTGAACGATTTTGCAGCGCTGCACGGAGGGATCGCGCCGTATTTCGACAAGACGGGCGCGCTGGAAGTGAAGAAAAACCGCAGGGCCGCGCGCGTGAGCATTGACGCCAAAACGCCGGTGACGGCGCTCGCCTACTGCGACAAGCGCTACGGCGTGATCGCTGAGGCGCTGGTGGTGGACAGCAAGGCGGGCGTGAAGCAGAGCGTGAAAAACGAGGCGTTCTGTGCTCGCGGCGGCACGAGCAGGCGCGTATTTTACGTGCCGGCGCGCAGCGGCACGCAGGCAATGCGCTACACGGGGGAGTATCAGATCGCAAAGTCGAAGGGGGGCGCGGAGACGCTGCGCGTGACGATCGCGGGGCGGTTCACCGCCGCGCCGGGGGATATCGCGGCGGTGAGCGGGACGAAGATCGGCATTGTGGGCAATTTCCGCGTGATCGAGTGCGTGAGGCGCTTCGGCGAGAGCGGAGAGGCGTGCGAAGTGACGATGCAGAGGGAGTGA